TTTATATACTTCATCAGCAATACTAAAGTTGTTTCTTTCTGAAGTCGTAGATAATTTGGAGGAGTCTTTTGATTTCTTCTGGGTCGATTTTGATTTGTTTTGGCTCATTGTCTTTGTCCATAGCTAAATTATAGCTTCATTATAGCTTTATTATAGCTTTATTTTTAATTTGTACAAAGCAAATTAATGAAAGATCCAAATGTAAAATGTCTGAACTGCGGGATAGATTTTTATAAAAGACCTGATAAAATTAAACTATTCCCTAAACATTTTTGTAGTCTAAAATGTTTGGGTATTTATCGATACCAAAAAGTTGAAGTTAAATGCCTGACATGTGGAATAGACTTTTATAAATTACCTAATCAAATTAAAAAAACTGCTAACCATTTTTGCAGTAGAAAATGTAGTGCTAAAAATCAAGATCAGAAAGTTGAAGTTAAATGCATACAATGTAAAGAAGCTTTTTATAAAACTCGCTGTCAAATTAAAAAAACTACTAACCATTTTTGCAGTATAAAATGTAGTGCTAAAAATCAAGATCAGAAAGTTGAAGTTAAATGCCTGAACTGCGGAATGGATTTATATAAAAAACCCTCTTCAATAAAAAGATCTTCCAGTAATTTTTGTAGTCGAGAATGTAAATGGAAACATCAAGATCAAAAAGTTGAAGTTAAATGTTTAAATTGCAACAAGTTTTTTCTTAAAAAACAAGATCAAATACAAAAAAAACCCAGACATTGTTGTTCAATACAATGTTTCAAAACACTAGCAAAATACAATAAAAATTGGGGAAGTAGTCGTAGTAAACTTGAAGTATATACAGAAAAAAAATTAACAGAAGAATTGACACTTAATATTTCATATAATGACACTTCAATAGGGTATGAACTAGACATATATTTACCTGAAATGAATTTTGCCATAGAATTAAATGGAGTATTTCACTATAAAGCAATATATGGGGAGAAATCTTTACTCAAAAGGCAAGAAATTGATAGATTGAAAGCAGAAGAGTGTGTAAAGAGAAATATAAAACTTATTGTAATCAATGTTTCTGAAGATAAAGACAATAAGAGAACATTAGAAAAAAGATACAATGAAATTAAGAGTTTAATTTTGAATAGATTTGAGGAATATAAACAACAATCAAGCCAACCTATCACTTTAGAATTTTAATCATCAACTATCATCCAATCATCTGCCTCAATGTCTTGTAAATATGGGCAAAATGCTTCTATCCCATCATGTAAATTGATAAGAAAAAATGTAGCATAGTTTATTTCAGAAAAGTTGAGAATTGTTTCATCAAACTCTCCTTCATCATCTTCTTGCGTATTACCTAAAGAAATCCAAAACAATTCATCCCAGCTTTTTCTTCTGGCTTTATGACCCTGTTTAAGATATTTTAAAGTTTGAACAAATTTCATACTAATTAATCAAAGGATGTAAAGAATGGACACTTTTGAAACCCAGCGCCATCCTTTACCCATCCATTGCCCTTACATCTATCTTTTCCCTTACCCAAACAATCGCAAACTCCAATTGGCTTCCCATTACGAATTATAATATTTTCAATCAAAGCTTGCTCTTCTGAAGTAAGATTTAAGAACTCTGCGATTGTTCCCACTTTAAATCCAGCAGTTTCCAATCGCTCTTTCTTTTCATCATTCATTTTCAAATCTTTCAAATCTTTTTTCAATTTGAAATTTACCATCAACAGGAAATACAAGCAGATCAGTAACATACCAATCATCTTGAACATCTTTATTGATAACCATTCTTGTTTCTAGATTACCATCAACCAATCGCCAATATTTAACAACATTCTTATCTGTATTAGAAATAACAGAACCATGTTTCAATTCATAAAATAAATCAAAGTTAACATTTAACATTAATCTTCATCCTCATCTTCATCATCTTCATACGCCATCAAAACAGCAGATAAATCTTCAGGAACATTATCAACAGTATAGCCTTTTTCATCTAAAAGTTCCACATCGTATGAATCTAATTGATCAAGCCAGTCACGATAATCTTCATATTCATCACAATAAGCTTCTGTAAGTGTATCTAAATCAAGCGAATATTCTTTTTTGTAAAACTTCATTGCCTTATCAAAAATACCACAATCAGAATCAATTTCAAGATAGGCATAACCATCTTCGTTTAAAGGTTCTGACCCATTACCCAAATAAGAATAATCTGAAATTGCATCAAAAATGTTTAATTGTGCAAGTAAATCTAAACTTACTTTCCAATAGTCATGTCGATAACAGTCAACTGCTTGAATAATAATTTTTTCCATAATTATTTGTCTCTCTTTTTCGCCATTTTGACAAGCTTGATTATAATATTAACCAGTAAAGCAATTATAGCACAAGGTATGGCAAGCAAAACAACTAAAATAAAAGGCCCAAAAGGAATCAAAAACCAATGAGCTGTGTTAAGAAAATCTTCCATATTAATCCTCGCTATTAACTTTCTGTGGATTAATTTTTACATGATAAGCCACTTTTTCTTCTTCAAAACAATATCTCAATGTTTCAATGAATTCTTTTCTATCATTGTAATAAAGTTGTTGAAGCATATTAACCATTTCTTCTTCTGGTACTTCTGAATCTTCATCAGCAGTAATATCAATATCAAAAGATAAATTAAGTCTATATTTAGCCATGTTCTTATTCTATCACATCAAAAAAATACGTGCGGTTACGTGCGATTTGCGAGCGGTTACGTGCGGTTATTCTACTATTTCCCAATCGTCATGTAGAAATTCACCAGCATCTATTGTATCAAACAATCCAAAGAAATCATCAAAAGAAGTCTTAGTGAATGTAAAACTGTTTTGAAATATTGACTCTAATTCTTTGTCTAATTTTTCATCATCCTGTTCTTTTACCAAGTGTACAATCCATTGGCCAAAGAAATCTAAAGCTTTACATTTTTCATGAGGTTCCCAGGATTCTCTTCTTAAAGTTTTGCCATCTTTTAACAGGGATAAAGCTTCAATTCCAGTCATTCTACAACCTCCCAGAAGTCAGATATTAAATCTTTAGGAGTAAGATCTAGAGATGAGTAATATTGCGTCCTACATTCAACTCCATCCAGAACTTCATAGAAATCAAAAGTGTTATCTTCCTTATTGTAGAGAAAGAAAGCAGTTTTGCTTTCCCAATTGGTCTTATGCACACGTTTACCAGCCATTAATGAGTCAACTACTTCAGCAAATTTCATTCCAGCATCTCCAAGTCATTCTTCATCTACCTTTTTGTTAGCGTCAACAATATGGTCTGGATCCCAATCATCAATATCCCAATCATCAGCAATTATATCACGGGGGTATAAATCAAGACCTACAGATGCCAATTCATATCTTCTTTCAATGTCGTCTGGATAATTTACAAACACAAAACAATTGTCATTTTTGTCATAGAAGATATAGTTGTTATTTTCCCAACCAGTGCGAGAAATTGGTTTACCTTCCATTAAAGCATCAATTACTTCAGAAAATTTCATTCTACAATTTCCCAATCATCTTCTAAAAAATCACCATTATCAAGACAGTCAAAAAAACTTATATATTCATCAAACGCAGGGTCATCAGGTACAGATTCTGGAATAGTTTTATTAAAAATAGAAAAATAAGCTTTACATTTATTATCTGGATCCCATGATTCACGTCTCATTGTAAAGCCTTCTTCTAATTTGCTCAATGCTTCTTTGCCTGTCATAATTTTTACCTAAAGCAAAACACAGCCCTAATCAACCAACCAATCATCTGCTAACAAATCTTCAGCATAAAAACTGATTGTATTTTGTTCTTTATATTTTATATCGTACTTAACACCTTCGATTTGATTATATTTAATCACCATACCAAACTTTTTAGTGTTAGAGTCAAAACAATAAGAAGTGTTACAGTTAGCCCTTCTTATAATCTTATTATTTTTCATTTCAATCAATGCTTCACTAAGTGTCATTTCAAATCTCGTAATTTTTCCTAAAGGTTTCTCTTACATTCTTATCCCAAAGTAATTCAGATGCAAAACCAATAGTGCCAGAATCAAAATGAACCCAGACAGTTTTGCCATCATCAGACATACTCACTTCAATAATGTCATCTTTATCATATTGAAACTCTTCGCAAAAAATATTGGCAATTTCTCGTAAATATTTATGAAATCTAATAAAAGACCATATACGACCTCTTACATATTCTTCACCATATATTTTTGGATCAGTGCTCATTTCTGTCTTTCAAAATTTGCTCTTGCTGCTTATTAACTTCAGCTACCACGTCCACAACTTCCCAGTCATCAGCAATCAAATCTAAATAAATAATTTTGCCATATCTAGCATATTTACCAACACCCCAATCTGAATGCCAACTTTTACGCCTGATTGTTTTTCCAGCATATAAATCATCTAAAACATCTTCAAATGTTTTATTAGGAACTATCACCCAATCTTCAGCAAAAAGATCTGTAGTTGTAATTGTAGATTCAGCATGGTCATATTTTTTTGGAAAGAGTGTAAGGCTAGGATTGCCTTCTCTTGACACCATTTTGCCAGATTCGATCATCTTTACAGCCCAATTGATATCACGCTTAAGTTCAATATTATTCTTTTTAGCAAAATCATCAAAATTGGATCCTATATGCTTGTTCTCAATTGCATAAGGTAAATAATCTTGACCTGGATTTAAATATTGTTGAGCAGATTTATTCAATTTTGCTTTTCTAATTTCAATATCATAAAAATATTTTTGGTTTTTAGGCAATTTTTCCACGGGCTTCCTCCAATGCATTAATTAATTTATCAACTTCTTCTTTATCTAAAACAACTAAATCTGAATAAGCGAATCCATCAAAAAGAATCTTAAATCTTTTTTTCCAATTCAGTTTACCATTATTGAAACCATAATTCCAAAGTGAAATATCCACTGTTTTTGATTCTGTATCTGGACGTACATGCAATGAATGACAAAGGCAGTCACAGTTGATAATAGTAGTTTTATCCACTTGTGTAGCCTATATTTAACCTACGGACAAGATGAGTAAACCTATAACTATTAACAAGATGATAAAGAAAATAAGCACGTCTACCTAGTGAAAATGCTCTGAACTCTTCCTCAGCTTTAAATACTTGAGTTCCATCAGCATATTGACTTGGGACCCTGATGCCTTCTTTAGCCCATTCCTTTTGTCTGTTGAACTTTTTCTCAATAGTAGACAGTAATTGTTCCCATTCTTCTTGTGTATATCGTTTATCTTTTGGCTCTAAAAACTCATCAAACTCAATCTTTTTATGAGTAAAAGAACTTCGATGAATTACTACATAAACTTCTTGTTTATTAGTTTTTTCAACAGGAGGAAGGCTTAAAGACCACCCTACATACTTTGATACGCAATATTCTGGAGCTGAATGATTTTTAACTCTCATCTGCCCATTGTCTAAATTGACAATATGGTCAATGCAAAAGTGGTCATCATACTTTGGAACCGAATCATTATCAGTTTCAAAAGATTCTACAAACTTAAAAAAGGATTGACGTTCATCAGTGCTTGGTATGTATCTAAAAAAACTATGCTTAAATCTTGCCATTATTTTTTAATCTTTCCGTAGTAAAAATCCCAAAGAACCTTAAATCCTTTTTGGCCAATAGAGTGTTCAATGTGATAATCAATTACTAATGGGGGTCTTGCTTCTTTGTTGTTTCTTGAATAAAAATTATCATAGAATCGTTCATATTTTGCTTTATCAATTATATCAACAGACATGAATCTTTTGTTAAGAGAAACAATTCCAATCTTACTTCCAGGACGACCAATTA